TGATCAAACTTTTACTGTTAGAAAGATAATAACTCAAAAAGAAAAATTTTTAAAGTTCAGAACTGAAAGTGGAGAAGTAATACAATTCTCTGGCGCAGAAGGACTCAACTACAAAATAGAGGAAATGTAATGAAATACATAGTATTAACAGCAAAAATAGGGCTATTAGCTCTAGTAACATCCATGTTGCTACCTTCGGGCGCATCGTGGTTCATAGACTTACTAAACAATAACAGTCAATCAATGGGATTAGTAGTTATATTATGTTTAGTAATAATAGCAGTAGGACATCAAGATGACCTATTAGCAGCAGGCAGCAAAGGAATTACTGATGAGTATACAACTTCTTCAGGAAAAGTAAAGACTGCCAAGAAACTAAGAGAGGAACACATAGTATGAATCAGATGTTATTAGCTTTTTGTTTAGTTTTAGGTGGTACAAGTTATTGGCTTTACACAGAAAACGAAACACTTAAAGTAAACAATGCAAAGTTAGAGGGAGCAGTAGCAACACAAGAAGAAGCTATAGCTACCATGCAGGCAGACTTTAGTTTGCAAACAGAGATGTTACAGGCTCAGACTTTAAGAAGTCAAGAGATACAACGAGAATTAAATAGATATAGTGATTTTATAAAGAACTATAAATTAACAGCAAAAATACTGGAAGACCCAGTAGAAATGGAAAGGAAAATAAATAATGGAACAAAACACGCATTTGAAAATATTGAGAAACTTAGTGCTACCGTTGACGATCTTGATGATGGTCTCCAGTTGCAGCCTACTATCAACTAGAGCTATTGAAGTAACAGCAAAGCCTATGGAGAGGAAGATTGTTCAACCAGTCATGCCTAGAGAAATAGACCTTTCAGCTCCTCAATGGATAGTTGTAAACCCAGATAACTGGGAAGATCAACTCGAAAAGATTAGAGTACAAGAAGGAGAGTTAGTATTCTTAGCAATGACAGTACCAGACTATGAAGTAATGTCATTGAACATGAAAGAGTTGCAAAGATATATCACTGAATTAAAAGATGTAGTAGTATACTATAGAAAAGTAACGACTGAGCCGTTAAATACTGATCAGTAATGTTTAATTTTATTAGACAGTATCTCGCATATAGAGATGGAATGAAAGGTGCCAAGTACTTTGAAAAGCACCCACACTTACAAGAAAGATTAGAAATAATCGAAGAATGGTGTGAAGAACTAGAGGAAAGAATTGTAAACCTAGAGAAGATAGCACACCCTAAGTGTGGTATAGAAGAATTTGATGGGTATACACCTTTAGTGCAAAGAATTGAAAAATTAGAGGAGATAAATAAATAGACGCAGTAAGAGCATTAAGTTCACCTGTTAAAACACTATCAGCTTATTTAGTAAAGGAACACCTAGAAGAAGCTGAATACCAGACAACCGTTGTAACCCTCGATAGAATTCATTGTGTCAAAAATAAACCAAAAAGAAAAAGAGTTGAAAATAAACCCCTTGTATTGTTAAAGTCCAGCAAACAAAACTGTGCTTTAACAATGGAAGGTAATAAACCTTCCAACTCTAAACCGTTCGTATGTTATAGTGGTAATCTTAGATTACTTCAAGCAGAACAGTTAGGATATGAAGCTATAGACTGTATTATCGCAGACGATATATACTGGGCTAGAGCTATTGAGATAGCCTTAAATTAAGGCTCAGCCTCGTAAGAGGGTTAGGAGAGAAGAATGTTAGGATTCTTACAGTGGGTTATAGGATGGATTCAAGTTATACCATGGTTAGTCATGAGTGCTTCAATCATAGCGGCGTGTACTGACACACCAAAAGATGACAAGTTAGTTGGAAAGATGTATAAAATTCTTGACTGGTTTGCAATCAATGTTGGTAAAGCTAAGCAAGAAGCAAAGGAGAGCTAAATGGCAGACGAAAGATTCGCAGGTGATATGAGTAGAAATGAGGTCGAAATTGATCTTAATAAATTCATGGAACTTGTAACCGAAAACTCAAATCTCAAAGCAAAAATATTAGAGTTAGAAACCAACAGAGAGCCAGATAATCCTTGGCAGCGTTGGATATTTCTATCAAACATGATTGATGCTTGGAGAATTTTCCCGAGAATGTTTTTATCAGTATATATTTTCTTGTTGTACTATTGTACTATGTGGTTTATGGATTTAACAGACCCAACAATGGAACAGTCAGGACTTATTAGTATCGTAGTAGGAGCGGGTGCGGCATGGTTCGGACTATACGCAGGTACAGCGAAGGATAAAATTAACGGATCTGGAAAATAGTTCTTGACTTCATCTCATAATTTTAGTATAATATAAGTTATGAAAAAGTTCAAAGACATTAAAAAAATCAAGCCAACAAAGAAAGAAGAAAAAGTATGCTATTACTGTAAGACTACAGAAAATGCAGACGGTCTTTGTGGCGTATATAAGTGCTGGAAGTAGAGTAATGAACTTATTTTACTTAGACGAGAATCTCGACAAGGCAGCAGAGTATCATGTTGACAAGCATATTGTTAAGATGCCACTAGAAGCTGCCCAGATTCTTTGCACAACAATTTACATAGACAAGTTTCTAGGGTATGTTCCTCGCGCACTCAATGCAGACGAGCGAGAAGTTCTCAACAAACTCAAAGCAGAAATCAAGCATTTGCCTCTTGAGGAACGTCCCTTCCCCTACCTCCCAATGATGTACAATCATCCTTGCACAATCTGGGCAAGAGAGTCATTGGACAACCATGAGTGGGTTCATTGTTATGCTAACGCATTGAATGATGAGTACCACTATCGCTACGGCAAGCTACACAAATCAATCGAACAAGTAGTAAACAAATTGCCAGACCCAGTGAATCTTGAGAGAGTAGGTTTTACTAAGTTCGGACTGGCAATGCCAGAGGACTTACGAGATTACGATAATCCGATACAAAGCTATCGAGACTATTACCATTTAGACAAGGCAACCTTCGCCAGTTGGAAATACAGAGACAAACCACACTGGTGGAACGAAGACTATGCCGATTACGAAAAAAGGATAACCCGTGTATAACCCAAAACAAGTACCACAGTACAAATTCAATGAGGACTTAATATTGTCCCGACTAGAACAGTATGTTAACAATACATATAGCCAACACTATGCTACTACAGGTAAGCAAACAACAGAGATGGTATTTGAACATGGTCATGGAGATGGCTTCTGTATCGGAAATATTATGAAATATGCACAGCGTTTTGGAAAGAAAGAAGGCAGAAATGAGAAAGACTTATACAAAGTTATTCATTATGCAATCATTCTTTTAGGCTCAATGCAAGAGGAACAGAATGGCAGTTAGAAAGAAAAGAGAAGAAAAACTCTCAGAAACAAATATTAATAAAGTAATAGAATTACTTGCTGCTGAAAAGCCTATTACAAAGAAAGAGGCGTGTGAGATACTAAATATAGCATATAACACAACTCGTCTTAGTAAGATTTTTGCAGACCACAACGAAACAGTAGACCACCGACTTAGAAGAAAAGCACAGAACAAAGGTAAAGGAGTAACAGAGTTAGAGAAAAAATCAATAGTCAAGTACTATTTAGAAGGTTCTAATACATCTGACATTGCTAAGGCATTGTATCGCTCACCAGCTTTTATCAAAGCAGTAATCGAACGAATGGGAGTACCACAAAAACTTCCTGACACTGATTACAAAGGCATTAAAAATGCTATGATACCAGAACCTTGCGTTCAAGAAGAATTTCTTATAGGTGAACGGGTATGGTCAGCTCAAGGCAACTGTATTGCAGTTGTAAAACGAGAAATAACAAAGTCCCATAACTTTGATAAATATGGTAGCAAGTGCTATCTATTATGGGAAATCGAAATGGCAGAGTGTGAATCGCCCTACTTTGGATTTGTACGCAACGCAGGGCATAATGCTCCACGACTAGCGTATAACATTGGAAGTTTAAGACACTTACAGGAATATTTATGACAACACTACAAATGATACTATGTTTTTGGCTAGCAGGTAGTTTACTTGCTATGTGGAAAATATGGAAACCTTCACTTAAAATAATTACTTTAATAGATAGTAACAATATATTAGTAGAAAGACCTATAC